GAAATATGCTCGGGAAGGACGCCTCTGATGCTCGTTATACCAGAACTCGGCCGCAATGGTGGTGGAAGTATATCTTCAAATCGGAGGATAATGCATTGTTACAAATGGTGGTAGATGAAGGTAAGGTTTGTGAACCCGTGTCGTTCTTACCGATTCTTCCTCTCCACTTGATCAATGGTGTTAGTGGTATTGGTACTGGTCACTCTACTTTCATACCCAATCACGATCCGATGGATATCTGTCTCTGGCTTAAGGCTAAAATCAAAGGTCATGAGTTACCTGATGTATTACCTTGGTATAGAGATTTTAAGGGTAACATTACATTGGCACAGCGTAGTAACCGAAGACAAAGAGAAACCCTCAAAGAAGTAACCGGTCAATCTCCTGAAACAGGAAATAATACTGAAACTGTTACATCTGAAATAGATAGACCTTCAGTCAAAACACCTCCTAGACAACTTACTCACGAAGAAATCGTCGGAGAAACTAACGAAGTGGATGATGAAGATGATGATCTTTTGGATGGGGACGCGGTCGCAATGACTAATCGAACTAAATACACAATGATTACAATGGGTTCCTTTGAAGTTTCTGGAAAGGTGAGAAAGAAGGTAATTATTAATGAACTTCCTATTGGTCGTAGTATGCACGATTATGATAAATGGTTGACACACCAGCGAGAACAAAAACGTATCTCTGGATATAACAACTATTGTAAGGCTAACTCGGTCCATTTTGAGATTATTGGTATGAAGGGTACACCAACTCATAAAAACCTTCGCCTAACACGATCCTATGGTATGTCTAACATGGTACTTCTCGACATGAACAATAGGCCTATTAAATATGAATCTACATTAGAGATTCTGGAATCTTTCTATGCTTTGAGATTACCATATTATCAGAAGAGGAAGGATAATATTCTTAAAGAGATGCAAGACAAGATCGATCTCTTGAATAGTAAGATAAGATTCATTATTGCAGTGATTAATGGATACAATCTCCTTAAAGATAATCCTAATATAACTACGGATGAGGCAGTTGAAAAGGGTTGTATTCTTGCGATCGGTTTGAGTAAGAAAGATATTATTCCACAAATGAAACAATTGAAATTTGCGGATGATCTGTTAAAGAAAGTTAGTCTGTACCAGTGTACTCAAGAAGAACTCCAGTTTATTCGCGAGAACCTTCAGAAAATGCTTAACGAAAAAGATGTCGCGGAAAAGATCACTCCGCAGGACATGTGGAAAAAGGACATTGATGATTTTATATCAGCTTATTACAAGGAATATGAAGATAAACCAACCTTCCGAAGTAAGGTAGTACTGGGTAGTACTAATACTAAATAAATATTCCCATATGAATAAATAATAAAAATATATTTATATTTTTATTATGATTAAAAGAAGTCCATCTATGGATGCAATTTTCAATGAAACTGATGACTCTGAAGAAAATTTATCTAAAATATCGTCTAAAACTATTAAATATAAGAACTTAAGAGATATAAAAACTATGAACGACGATGTTTCATTCTCGATGATAGTTGATAAAAATTCGCCACAGTCTGAAAGTCTATATAAAATTCATTCACAACCAGCCATAACAAGACCGATTTCAATCGATCAAGGCAGTAACTTGTCGGATGAATATAGTGATGAAACCGAAGAGGACTATGAATGTGATTTCGATAAAAAGGTAGAACGTATGATGACTGCTGAAACTCCACCGGATCCATTTATCACTATCCAAACACGAACACGATTGAAATGGGTAGATGACAGTAATGCACACCGATGTGGATTATGTAATCAAAAATTTCGTATGTTTTTAAGACGACATCATTGTATTGTGGAAGGAACTCCGGTTACATTAAACAATGGTATGGCAAGAAAGATAGAAGATATGATTCCCAATCAGAAATTACCTTCTTGGAATTCTGGAAATCAAAACGTTGATAATAACAACCATGTAGAAGCATTGTTAGATCAAGGTTATGAACCATGTATGAAAGTGATGTTAGAAGATGGCAGAGAGATAACAGCCACATCCGATCATGAGATATTAACTATATCGCCAAATGAACAACCTAAATATGTTATGATGAAAGATTTAACTACTAATCATAGATTAGTGTGTTCTGTGTTGGAAGGAGTTTTGGATGATCCATCCTTAGATAGAATGAATTATGTAATACCTAATACACCACTATCAATTAAATCTGATCGTGACAAATGTCTTGCATTTGCAAGATTATGTGGTTATAGTTTAACAGACGGGAATATAGCAATTGATAGTAATAGATGTGTATTTATTATGGGAGATAGTGATGACAGTGAAGCTATTTGTCAAGATATAGAACTTATTACAAAACAAACTGTTAAAAGACCTCAACTTACAAACACTGGAAAAGCTACTGTGTATAGAGTTGAATTTAATAACAAGTTATTAAAAACACTTTTAACTAATGTTGGTGTAACTGTAGGTAATAAAGTTGATAAAGGTATGAGGATACCTAACTTTATGTGGGACGATAATTGTCCAAAAAGTATTCAACGAGAATTTATTGCAGGATGGTTTGGAGGAGATGGTAGTAGATTTGGTACAATCAACAATGGGAAAAATCTTAAGACTAATTATCATTTAGTAAGCGTTTCTTTACAGGGCAAGAACTCTAACACTGTTTTGAAAAATGCTATGATGGCTGTTAAGAGAATGAATGAAGTGATTAAAAGTTTTGGTATTGAAAGTGAAGTGGTAATTACTAATAGTAAAGCTACCATAAAAGGGTTAACAACAGTTACTAGTAAAATATACACTGACATTAATCCTATAATAACATGTAGAATTGGTTTTAAAATAAATTTAACCAATATGGTACATTTTAACAAAAAGATTGGATTTAGATATTGTATAGACAAACAGAGTAAAATGTCTGTAGGAGCTTCTTACGAAAATTACAGAAATCGTCTAGCAAATCAAAGAGTCAAACTTATTAATGTTGCACTTGATATCTTTTTATTAAATAATGATAAATACAAAGATCCAAGGTTACACGATAGTGATTTTAGACAAAAATCACCTACAATGACCGAAATGCATGAATCATTAGTAGAAGCACGTAGATTCGCTATTGAAAATAATTTTGATAATTCTATAATAATAGATCCTACTTATAAAGGGTTTGATAAAATTGTTTCGGGACAGAGAAGAACATATGAATCTTGTACTGGTAAAATTTTAGCAAATTCAAATACTATGAATTTTAATGATTTTCTGAAAAATGTCGATTTTGATTGGAATGCTCCTTCCAGAGAAGGTAAAAGATATTATTCATTACAAATTGTGGGAAATCCCACCATTTACAATGATGGAAAACTACATCATGTTTATGATCTTAGTGTTCCAGGTAATGTATCTTTTGTTGCTAATGGTATTCTGGTTCATAATTGTAGAATTTGTGGCTCCGTGTTTTGTGGTACATGTTCCGATAACTGGAATACTATTCCCGAATGCATCACTCACGTACCGAGTGCCAATGGGGTGAATTCTGAAATAGATAGAACTTCACCATTAAGAATGTGTGATACGTGTAGTGAGAAAATAGTTTTAGTTAAAAAATTAGAGATTCTACTTAAGTCAGTTCAAAAGGTGGAAATGGATATTTTTGCATTTAAGACTATGAGTCAGCAAAGCACAAATGATATTACAGATTCATTTATCAAGCAGGTAAATGATATACCTGATATCAAGGAAATGAAAGATCCACAGATCGTTGAATTTGCAAAAACCTTTATGAACGGTAAGTTGTGGAAGCAATTGGCTAATTTCTACCTATCTAAATTCCGGGAGATCCAATATAAATTACCTTATCAAGAATACACCGAGTGGGAACGAACCGCTCTCTGGACTAACTATAAACACCTTAAAGATCATGATGTCTGGATGGTACATGTCATTAGAGCTTTCGTGGAAGATCGAGATAAGTTGTCGAAGATAGTTACACATTATTTTGATAATTCTGATGATTTTGATGATGTTGTGATAAAAGACCGGGATGAATGTTGGGATCGTATGTGTACACGAATGTGTCAGAAAAAGTTGTCTTGGGAAAGCGCTTTGATGTTATTAGATGTGATATCCAAAGATCACAAAACCAGAGATGGTTCTGATCAAATTAGAAAGATATTAACTACAGAAATTGTGAAAGCATTTAATCGTTGTGATGATTACATTTTGGAATGTATTATCCCTTGTATAACATACCGGTTGGTATATGATGATATTAACGAGATATTGATTGATTTCACCGTAACTAGATGTTCTAACTCCAAGAGAATCGCTAATCATGTCTACTGGGCATTAATAGTTGATAAAACGAATAATGCTAGACGATGTGACTATTTAATCTCGCGGTTATTTCGAGGAATATCTCGTGATACTTATGATGCAATCATGAAAGTTAATAACTTTGTTAGAACAATTGAAGATAATTATGTAGGTAAAGAAGAATACGAGAATCCGATTAAGGATTTAGGTGGAATTGGAACCTGTGTAAGTCCTACTAATCCCGAAAATGGTGTTCAAACAGTCAGCGAAAAAGTTTTACCCGGCGAGATGTCTGCCAACCGTCCTGTACCTATAATATTATCTCCTGATACTGAATCCGAAAACATTATTCTCTACAAAACAGAAGATCTGAGAACCGATCTGATTGTAATGTCAATAATCAGATTTATGGCAAAAACAATTGAAGATTCTCTTGGTATAGACCTTCATGTAGTAACTTACAATATCCAACCTGTTACAACAGATTCAGGATTTATAGGTGCGGTCGGGAAATCCCAAACATTGTACAAGATAGAGGAGAAACTTAAATCTAGCCTGGCAAATTACGTTCAAAAACACAATCCTAATACTCCTATTAGAGAATTAAAGGAAAGATTTTCGCGTAGTTGTGCTTTCTATAGTGTTATGACATTTCTGTTGGGTATCGGAGATAGACATCTGGATAATATCATGTTAACAGAGATGGGAGAATTATTTCATATTGATTACGGATTTATACTAGGAAAAGATCCTCGGCCCATGAAATCTCCTTACATGAGAATTTCTGAAGGTATGTTAGATGCAATTGGGGGTTATCATTCAGAGGAATATAATGATTTCAAAGAGTTATGTTATCAAATATACGAAATTTCACGAAGGCATGTTAATACCTTTGTTTGTATGCTTAGTTTGTTACCTAAACAAAATACCGGTGGAACTTGGACCAATCCCAAGATTTCTGACAACCGAGTTTTGATAGAGATTGTGAAACGATTTGCTCCTGGCGAAACTTATGAAAAAGCTAAATCAATACTCCATACTCGAATTGATAAGAGCACTAATATGACAAACAGATCTAAGTACCACGTTGTAGATTTCTTTCACCGTCACAACAAGGAAGGCACTCTGAGAAATATAGTTAGTACTACGGTAGGATATGGATGGAGTGGAACTACAAATATGATGTCAGGAATTTGGGACTATGTGTCTAGAGCAGTATATTCTGGATCAGGTAATATAAAATAAAATCATATAATAAATAAAATTATATGATTATTTATGAATCTATAAATATAAATGTGTCCGAGTTAAAATTTTTTACATCAAAAATATTCATTCTGTAATTAAAATAATATGAAATCTGCTTATTTAAATATCAAGAATATTAGCAGTTTAAACTATATCCTTAACTATTTAAAATCAATTAACAATAAGAATGATGTTATAGTTTTCTTCGATTGGGATGATACATTAGTCAATCCAGATAATGACGCTATTATTGAACCAGAAATAACTAAAGAATTATTTGATTACATGACAGACAATCAAATCTATTGGTCGATTATTACCGGAAGGTTTTACAATACGGTTTGTGATGATAATAAAAGAAATATTTTTGATATCCAAGCAAATATTCAACAAACCATGGCTCCTATTTTGAGAAAGTTAGGGGTAGAAATCGATATATATATGACCAATGAACATAAGCAGAATGTGTATAAGATTTATGATAATAAAGGAGAATGCGTCGGGATTTTATATATGGGAATTTTCTTCAGTGGTAAAAAAGGTGATACTATAAAAAATTATTTACGACAAAGAGGAATTAAGAAATCAGAAATAATGTTTATAGATGACTATGAGCCATATTTAGTAGAGACAACTACTTCTCTTCCTACTGTAACTGCTTTTCGGAGAAAAGTTCCGTACACACCGTTAACAAATTAAAGTTAGCACAAACTCAAATCAATAATAATATAAGATTTAGTCATATTATATTATGAAATAATTTGCTTTTTGGGATATTTTTCTTTTGATCTTTTAACATTCAATCATCGATTTTGAAAAAGAAAGAAAGAAAGAAAGATTTTCTTTTTCAAAATATTATCTGCATCTAACAAAATGGAAGATCACGGAATGATGCGAGGCTACGGATACAACAGATCATGGTTATGGGTACTACTTCTTATTGTTGTAATTGTCATCGTATGCGCATGCGTATGGGGATGCAAGAACGATGACGACTGCGACCGCAAGCGCCGTAAGAAACACAAAAAGAAATATTATTCTGACAGCTACGACTACAGCAACGACAGCCACAGCCGTTATTAAGTCTCTGTTTTGATGACAAATAACTATCATTAGTTTTGATCAACTAATAATATTAAAATTATAATTATATCAAATATTAAAATGGATATTCATACTTTAGAAACATTACCCAAAGATGTCTTAATGTATTTAGCTTTAGAATTTAATATCATCGATATAATTAATCTATGTAAAAGTTCTAAAAAAATAAATGATAAAATATGTAAGCAGAAACATTTTTGGTCTAATAAGTTTATAAATGAATTTGGTAAAGAATCAGTAAAATATAAACCTGTAAACGAAACATGGCAACGATTTTATATAAATGTTGTGTCTAGTTTAGATAAAGTATCAAGTGATCCTTGGGAATTTTTTGATAATATATATTATTCTATTGCGAATATGGGAGATGATGAACCAAAGATTATAATGTCCGGAGAATTGGTTAATCCTAGAAATGGACCAAACGATAAGAAATATCCTTATTATTTATTAAATCTTGGAAATAAAATATCATTACAATATATGTTGGATCGATATGGAGAAATGCAACCTGTTATTAAACATTATCAGACCGATACTTATTTTACTCCTGAAAAAGTAATGAAATTAATCAAAGATTTCTACAAAGAAAAAGTATCAAGAGAGGAATTTGAATTACAAGTAGAGACAATGAATCCATATGCTGAGGATTATACTATTGATGATTTGGGTACGATAGAAAGAAGAGATTTATTTCCCATGTTTTTCGAGGGAATTACTAAAATTGGCAATATTGGTAGAATAAATTTTGGATCTTAAAATAAATTTTATATCTTATGTATAAGATATAATTATTATAATTTACACAATGTTAATAGTTAACGATATGTTTAATGTTTCGATTAACCAGTAAGAAAAATGAAAACATTTAAAACGATACATTTTTTATTTAAACAGCATGCAGATCTTTGTGAAAACACTTACAGGTAAGACTATCACCTTAGAAGTAGAAGCAAGTGATACCATCGAGAATGTTAAGCAGAAAATTCAGGATAAAGAAGGGATCTCTCCCGATCAACAACGCCTTATTTTTTCGGGCAAGCAGCTCGAAGATGGAAGAACCATGGCAGATTATAATATACAAAAAGAGTCCACGCTCCATCTCGTGCTTAGATTGCGCGGCGGAATGATGCTTCTCCTCGTTTGATAAACAAATAGTTATATGTTTTACACATATAAATATTAACAAGTAACTAATTGAGCGTTAGTATTACCATTTTTCCGGAACTCGGGGCTATATTTTGGAATATATTTCAGATTAAATGGTTGATCTTGTATTATTATTTGGGGT